ACGGGCGGTAGGAGCTGCTCCGGGTCCTGACCCAGCTCGTCCGCGATGCCGCCATGGACCAACTCGGCGTAACTCGCGATGACCGGCCGCATCCGCTGCGCCGCCCAATCGACGTGCTCGGAGTAGAACTCCTCCAACTCCCTGCGCAGGGTTGTCAGATTCCGCCGGTTTCGGGGGTCGCTACCCAGGAGTCCCTTCAGCATCTTCTCGACCGCGCCGATCTCGCGGTTCACGATCTGGCGCGCGCGGTCCTCGATGATCGGCTTCTGGGCTGCCTTGATCCGGCGGCGAAGGCGCAAGCCCCGGATGCCCGTCGCGGCCGCCAGCGCCCGGACAGAAGCCGCCGCCGGTGCCGGCAACGGCATGGGCGCCGGGGCCGGCCCTCCACTGACCAGCTCCTCGGCGTTCGCCATGTTGAAGGGCGTGAGATACACGTCGCCCTTGTCTCCGATGCCGGGTCGATTCTCCAGGTCAAGCACGTCGTTTGCCGAGAACCACCCCCACTGCCGACCGAGCGAGTAGTACATCCCGCGCGCCGCGATATCTCCGCGCAAGAGGCCCTCCATGTTGAACTCGATGTAGAAGCGCGCCCGTTCCTCGCGGCTCAGGAGCTTTCGGTTGAGCTCCTGCTCCCAGCGCACGAAGTAGGGGCGCATGGTGTAGATCACGAACTCCAGGCCCTGGTGCTCGACGTTGGAAAACGTGGCGCGCTCGAGGTCGTAGAGCAGGTGCGGCGGCACGTGCAGGATGCGGCCGATCTCCGTAACCGTCAGCTTGCGGGTCTCGATGAACTGGCCGTCCTCCGGCGGGATGCCGATCTGCGTATACTTCATCCCGCGCGGCAGGATCGCGGGCTGGTGCCAGTTGTCGGTCCCTCCAACGCTCGACAGCCAGGATTCTCTAACGTTCTTCTTAGTGTCTGCGTCGAGCTTTGGGAACTGCGTTTCGAGAACCCCCGGCACGCGGCCGCCGCGGGAGAAGAAGGTCGCGCCATAGTCCTGGGCTGCGAGCCCGAGGCCGATAGCGTCGCGCGCCACACCGAGCACCGACTTTCCCTTGATACCGTCGAAGCTGAGACCCGGCACGTGCACGATGTCCGACGCCTGCCAGGGCTCCACGGCCCCATTGTTCAGCGTGACGGCGTAGAACAGATCGCCGGCCCTGTTTCGTTTCGGTTCAACCTTCTGGGCGAGCAGCGGCCAGATTTCCCTGACGCGCCCGCCCCCGTCGCGCCTCAGCGCCGCGTAACCGTTCCCGTACACGACAACCTGGGCCTCCATGAACTCCCGAGCGAAGAAGGAGCTCATGTCAGGGTTCGGTTCATCGTGGAGGAGGTTGAACAGCGGATGGTCAATCGCCTTGCGTCGCCCACGCGGCTCCTGGCGTTCGTAGACGACAAGCGGCACCGAAGCTACGGTCTCCGAGAGCAGGCGGACCCCGCACCAGAACGCCGTGAGCCGGCTCGCGGTTTCCTGATTGACGGCGATACCAGCCTTCGATGGTCCGCCAGTGGCCCAATCAAGGAGCCATTGCGCCGGGTCACTGAATTTGGTAGCTGGATTCTCGAACGAGCGTCGGGAAAAATCGAAGGCGCGAGCGAGCATGCCCATTTCAGCCTCCCGGCACCGCGGATCCGCGCGCGCCGATGAGAACGAGCGCGGCACCCAGCAGAATCAACCCGGCACTCGGGCGCTCGATCCAAGCACCGGCCGTCATCGCCAGAATCCCAAACACCACGAAAGCGTCGGAGAAATCCCGGCTCCGTCGAATTTCAGAGTGTTTCGATGCGTCCATCTTCGATCTTCCCCTGGCTCAGGAGCGCGCGGCTCAACGCCATCACGAGCGCCACGATCCCATCTATTCTCTCACGACTTTTCTTCTTCGACGGCTTCCAATTGTCGTAGGCGTCCTTGTCGAGGCTCACGTTGTCCGCGCACCAGGCAAGGACCGGGTGGTCGCCGTGTCGAATCTGCCGGCGGCGATACAGGGCGTCAAGCTCCTTGGTCGGCGCCGTCATGGCGCCGAAGCCCTGGCTCACGCGCGCGACAGTGAAACCGTCGTCCTGCTCGAGCTCGGTGATGAGCTTGTGCGCGTTCCAGGCATCGACTGCGATCTCCTGGAACAGATAGTCCGCGCCGAGATCCTGGATCTTCTTACGGATGGCCCCGTGATCGACAGCGTCGCCCTCGGTAGCTATGAGCGCCCCTTCGTCGCGCCATAAGTCATAGGGCATGCCGTCCTTCTTGGCCCGCAGGCGGATGCCCTCTGAGGGACACCAGAACCAGCAGAGCACATCGTAGGCTGGGAGTGGATCGCCATACTCGAAGCCCGGGATCTGCGTGATGCCGTCACCCGCCTCCACGTCCCGTTCGGATGGATAATCGGCGTCTCCAGGCTCGATCGTAGAATCGAACACCAGCACGAGAGCCGACAGATCAGTCACGGTCGACAGATCCAAGCCGGCATAGCAGGGTCTTCCGCGCAGGGCTTCAGCGAGTGCCTTGTACTCAAGCGCGCCCGCGCACGCCGCCCATTTCTCGGGGTCTATCCAGCGAATGACCTGGTGCACCCATTCGCAGAGATGCAGTCTGCGGAATGTGTTCTGGAAGGCCGGCGACTCCTTGGCCTCGCGGTACTCCTGCTCGAGATATCCGGGCTGGATTGAAATCCCGAGATTTGGGTTGACACGCGCCCAGACCTTACGATCTTCCCAATCGTCACCCTCCTGGAAACCGTAGATCACCGGCAGGAAGGTATCATCCTGTACAAGCCCATCACGGATAGCGACCGCCCTGTCGTGCATCTCGCCACACAGGGTTTTCTTGTCGTAGCCCGCGGTGGTCATGGCGAAGGTCAAGGGCTGGCGCCGCGCGCCACGCCCCGTGCGCAGCGTATCCCACAGCTCGCGATCGTCCTGGACGTGCAGCTCGTCGAACAAGATCCCATGCGGGTTGAGGCCGTGCTTCGTGGGGACGTCGGCGCTCAGCACGCGGTAATAGCTCCTGGTGGAGGAAACGAAGATTTCACGCCGGTACATCTCGCAACGGGAGGCGAGCCGGTCGCTCGCCCGGCACATGGCCGCCGCCTGGTCGAATACGATTGCGGCCTGCGAGCGATCCGCGGCCAGGCTGTAGATCTCAGCCCCTGGTTCGTCGTCACAGAAGAGGAGGTAGAGCCCGATGCCGGCGGCGAGGTGGCTCTTGCCGTTCTTGCGCGGGACCTCGACATACACGGTCCGATAGCGCCGCAGCCCATCGGCGCAGCGCTTCCAGCCAAACAGCGGACGAATGATCTCGCGCTTCTGCCATTCGGCAAGTTCGAAGGCCTGACCCGCCCACTCGCCTTTGGTGTGGACCAGGAAGCGAGGAAAGAACTCGCAGGCACGATCTGCGGCCGCCGCGTCGAAGTAGTAAAGCCCCGGGACATCAAGCCGGCCCTTTCTTCGGCTTCGCCGGCTTGGGGCCGCCGAAGAACTTTTCATCCTCGTCGCCGTCCTCCTCCTTGCCGATGAACTCCAGGCGGGCGCGCGCTGCAGGCGTGAAACCGAACTCGCCAGAGAACTCCCGGATCTTCTGCATGGCCTGCCGTTTGATCAGCACGGCGGGGTGCGGGATGTGCGTGCCATTCCCGGCCCGGATGACGCGGCCCTGTGTCTTGATGCACCCCACCGACCACATGAAGTCTGCCCAGGCTTCACAGAGACAGGCCAGGGCAGCGCGATCCACCTGCGTCAGTAATCCGAGTTGCTCCAGCTCGGGAAGCAATCGCCGCCATTCGGCCTTCGCCGCGACGCTCAGAGTCGCCGGGCAGCTTGCGCCTGCAGTCGGCTTCACCTCAATCTGCGGTAGACGACGCTTACCAGGGTTGCCGCGGAGCAATCTGAGGGCCAAGGGCTGCCTTGGAGGGCCGCTGAATTTCATGGCCGGGGCTCCTTGGGAACCTGCGGCCGCACGCGCGAGCCCGCTCGGCCGGTCCCTAGACTAGATCCGAGAGATTTGATCCCCCTATCCCCTCGGCGGTCGATCGACTGCTTCCACGAGTCGTGACACTGCTTGCAGAGCGCCTGCCAGTTGCTCTCGTCATCGGCGCCCCCGGCGCTGAGCGGGGTGATGTGGTCTACGATCCTCGATGGCTCTGAGCAGCGCGCGCACTCGGTGTGCTCGGCAAGAAACTCAGCGCGCCTCCGGCGCCAGTCGCTATCGTAGCCGCGCGCAGCGGCAGACGGACGGTGCTGGTCCTGCTGCTGCCGCACCAGCGGGCGGTGCTCGTCGCAGTGTCCATGCCTACCGCGGATCAGAACTCCGCAACCTGGATAGCGGCAAGGGACAGCGCTCAGCCATGGCATGAGAAAAGGGTAGCCCGGTTCACGTACCGCCGTCAAGAACGGCAGCGGTGTCAGGCTACTCAAGAACCGGGAGAACGGGGAACAGATGAATTGATGTCCCATGCTCAGGGCTGCTGTGGGCGCCGCTGCATTGGACTGAAGTGCTGTCATCCAGTTACGGAAAAATCGAAGATTGGAGAACCGTCTGATGTGGTGGCTCTTGCATGAGCCTGATTTGCCAATGTGCGAGTTGGCCTGCGTTGGACTCGTAATAGTTTATAGAGAACCGTTTGATTTGATTGCCCATGACTTCTCGTGCATTGACCTGCTCTGGCTTCCTATGGCATGGACTATGGTTTATGCCTTCCACTCCGTGACAACGAATGAACCGAAAGGCCCACCGTTCCCAACGCGGTACGAACCGAGCCCCTGGAAGCGACCCGCCTCATCGAACAACTTCCGCACGTCCTGCTCGGACAGATGGCGGTCGTCGTAGAGGACGGTGCCTGAAATCTGCCAATCGTCCAACCTCGGCCTGTACATGAGCGCCCCCGTGCCGCGTCCCTTTGTTCCGCTGCGGCGAACGTCCAAGGTCCAATTCCCAGGCTTGATCTCCATCGCCGCCGGCTCTACCACGACGCCGCCTTTGACGATCTGAACCCACGGATGCCCTGGCGTACTACGGCCGAGGGCCAGCGTCGTCACGGACTGCAAACATTTCCGCAGCAGAAGCGCCGGGACCACCGGGGCGTCCGTCTTGTTTCCATTCACCTTCGCGAGATGAAGATGCCCGCGGGCTTCCTCCACGGGCTTCTCGTCCTTCGCTTTCCGCCCGCCGCTTTTGTCCGGTGCATCCTCGTAAGGCGATGGTTCCCT